GAATATTATATGGAAAAATTGTTTGAGGGTGAAATTTTAAATTATGGTATATATCAACCAGATATTTTTAATTTTTTTACATGTGAAATGGAAAGAAATAAACAAGAATTAAAAAGTCCATGTATATATTTTGAAGGTTACGAAAAATACTATGATCGTATTTTAGAATTCCAAGACGAAATTAAGGAGTGGCAGACCGAAGCTTTGGAGGTGATCCGCAATCAATAATACACAATATACGCTAGTTAAACTTCCAATTAAAGAAATTATCAACCAAAACTATAATGTAAAAATAGACAGAACAACAGAAATTGAAAAAGAATATCTGATTGCTCAGGGGAACTCTCCATTATTTGATCAGATTGAAAGACTTCGTGGACATTTTTCATCACATATCAAAGAAATTTTACTGGTGGTCGCAAAGAAAAATCCTAAACAGGAAGCATACCTGAGACATATACTTGATGTTGGTTTTACATATAATGGAACTCATTATTCTCGTTTCGGCAAATCAGCTTCACAAGGCAAAGATGGTATCACTGCTTTTGTTTGTGATTCAATTTTTGAAGAATTATATATAATCACACAAATGGATATTGAAATTGACGAATGTGTAATCTCAAAGTATGAAGCACAAAGATGTTTACCATTTAGCTCCTGTACTTTAATTAAAGATTATATGCCAAATATTGTAATTATTGGAGAATACGAAAAGACTTTGCAAAATCAGCTAATCAAGTATGTTGTAGAAAGAGAAAAAGAGTTTATAAATAAAGAAACAGGCAAAACAAAAAAATATAAATCAAGAGAAATTGAAGAAGGTTATAAGGATCTGAAAATTTCTCCCTTTGACGGATGTGGTTGTCATGAACATGGTTTTATGGAAAATGTCAGCGCACAATTAGGGCTTGATTACAATGTGATTGGGACTCAGGTGCGTTTGCCATTCATTAAAGGATATTCTGTTTATGTTCCATTTAGGCAGATTCTTAAAGAGTGGGGATATGAATACATAACAGATATTTATGGTACAAAACACCCTATCAGCATGGTTGATTGTATTTGGAATATTTCTATGTTCAAAGGGCACAAGATATTTAAAGAAAAATATGACAACAATGCTTGGACAGAATATATGAATACTGTCAGGAAATATAAGTTCAAACTTGGTATTAGTAAATATAGTCATCATGTAAAACATTTAAACAAATATACCAGAATGAATTTCCAATATTTACAATGCTTGGATTTGTGGAATCAAAAGTACATTGATGCTTATGAAAATAAATCTGTAGGTGATTATGATGTCCTTGATAGTAATAATGATGGAAAAATTGTAACTTTAGCCAAATACACTACTACCCTATTTGAAAAAATAATAAAAGGCGATAAGTTTTATACTTATAAGTTCATGGGTATTATGGATACTGATGGTTATGAGCCAGAGAGTAAATATCTTGAAGCTGCTTTAATCAATGATGTCGTGTTGAAAGATCCGGCTGTAAAACAATTTATATATCGAAAACTGAAGAAATCCATTGATGAAGCAAAAGTTGGAAAAATTTATTGTTCAGGTTTCTATCATACTGGCGTAGGCGATATGATTGGATATCTACAATACGCCGTTGGAGAAGAACCTGTTGGTTGTTTAGGTGATAGAGAAATATATAGTGGCAATTTTGATTGTGGAGATATTATTTCACTTCGCTCTCCATTGGTAGACCCTTCAGAGGTGAATAAAGTTAAGATTGTCAGAAACGATATTATTAACAGATGGTTTGGATATCTTAAAGACCAAGATGTTGTAATGTTTAATATGTACGATGTATCTCTCCCACAACAGGGCGGAGCCGACTGCGATGGAGATATTTTCTTATTGTGTGATGAACCTATCATTATTGATTCTAAGATTGATAAAAAAATAATAATTGACATTGAAGATAAAACAACTGCAAATCCTAAATCATATACAAAAGAAAATCTTATAGAATATGAAATTATGACTAGGGATAATAGGATCGGTGAAATCACAAATGTCGCAACAAGTATAGAGAATAAATATACTGATAATCCTGATATTAAAAAAGTATATGATAATTATTCTTCAATTTTACGAGTCATGCAGGGACACGAGATCGACTTCATCAAGACGGGAACACGTTGGCAAATGAATAAAGGATTGCGTAAGTATTTAAAGCAACTCCCATATTTTTTACTTTACAATTATCCTGCTAAACTTAAAACATATAGGACTTTATCTGAAAAAAATAGACAAATTGAGAATAAGGAAGATAAAGTAAAGTTAAATGCTTACCACTCTCCCTCTCCTATGAATGAATTATGTGATTATATTTGTGCATGGGAAAAGAAAAATATTCTTTGGGATAATGATGTGAATAATCTGATTGATACCAGATGTTTGATTATCAATAATGATTTGGATTTATCTGACAAGAAGATAATGAAGGTATGTAGGAAATATGTAAATCAATATGCTGCTGAAATTAAGCAGCATATAAATCTTCACAGAGAAAAGTCAGATGATGAGAATCATAAATTTAATATGGATGCTGTTGTTGAAGAATATAAAAAACGTATGTTGGAAGAATTACAAATAGATGAAGAACTAATTGCAAACTATGTGATTAAAGTTTCATACTCTTCTATCTCTATTAGTAAATCTTTCACATGGGCTGGTTATGGCGATTACATTATTGATAATTTAAGGAATAATACAAATCCTAAAAGAAATGTTTCAATACAAGAAGTTCCTTATAAGACCAATGATTCTTATGAATATCTTGGTAAGTATTATGAGTTTGAGGTGGGTGATACATATATACGAATGTGAAGATTTATTTTTGTATGAAATTATAGAGGATTACAAAGAAGCAAAAACAGAAGAAGAAAAGGACGATATTTTTAAATCGTTCTGCTCTTCTATCTGGTCTTCTGATAATAAACGTAGAATATATAAAAAGTCAATAAAGTTTAATGTCAGGAAAGATTTATTACAAACGGAACTTGGACAAGTTTTTGATACTTGGTCAGACGTTGAGTATACATACTATAAATCAATGACAAAGGATGAGAATTGGTGCTCTATTATTAGGCAGAAGATAAATAATATTTATACCAGATATTTTGATAAAGAAGTTATTTTGGGTAAAGAATATATGGATTTATTAAAGACACCAAAAAAATTGTATTATCAATGGATTTCTGGAATTGATATGGATGCTTATACTGTTACAGAACTTATAGATAATGCAATAGATAATGCTCAAAAAGTTAAAATAAAGTTGCAAAAAGAAAAAATGTCTTTGTCTTGGAATGAATATAAAAATGTTGTTGAAGAATTTTTGAAGAGATGCTTTGATAATTGCAAACTTATTGGAGAATATGAAGATAAGACCAAGATAAATACAATGTTGGATTTTTTAACTGAGGATCATTTCTATGTTGGATATATATGCAGAACATTGGAGAACTACTTTAAAAATTACCAAAAGGAATACTATGGTGTAAGGCGTGGACATGGAAATATTTATTCTCGTTGTAAACAATGTGGTTCTGTAATAGAAAAAACTGGCAACAGGCGACTATATTGTAATCAGTGTGCAAGAGAAAGAGAATTAAAAAGATATAAAAAATATAATCAAAAACGTATAACCACAAATAGAAAATCTTAGTTTTTACGATAAAATCAATGCTTGTGGGTATTTTTATGGTGTTATATATCAAGTATGGAAAACAAAGTAATGTGTCAATAAAATGCAACAAATATTATGTTGCATTGGAATATTTTACTGATGATTAGATGGTTCTCAATTATCCTAAATTGTATTTCGTCTAACATGTAACTATAAGTTAGTTGGTGTGATGTTACATGAAAAACTTGTGAAACGTGATATAGACCAGTTAAGTTCACCAAGCGAGACTGTACGACTTCACATACTCTGGAAGTAGATTTTGATTCTAACTCCCGATAATATTATACGAGAGTCGCCCCGGATCAGAGGCGTTTACAAGGAGTATTCTATTTTTTTCTTATACAGGTGGCGGTGCTGCTATTCTAGCGGTATCGTCATTTGTTATTTTTGTGCCTATAACTCAATTGGTAGAGTAATCGGCTTTTAACCGATAGGTTTTGGGTTCAAATCCCATAGGCACACTGCTGGCGAGTGGAACGGATACATAAACCATACCAGGCTCATAACCTGTGTGATAACAGGTTCGACTCCTGTGCTTCAGCAATTCTTTTGTTTATTTTTTTTGATAAAATAAACCTCCGTTGCTAGGCTCATCGTCAATAGCCACAATATGTAAATATATAACAAATTGATAATAAAAAAGTATAAATGAAAGGAAGGTTTCAAATGGCAAAAAGCAAGCTCTCTTTTAAAAGAAATATTGTTGACAAATTATCTGTAAAAGGAATTCTATCAGAAGATGGAGTATTTATTACTTATACTGACGAAAATGATATAGAACAGGATGTAAAGGTATCTGATTTACTTAAAGCATTCATCAATCAACCTATTGAGTTTGGTGTGAGTCTTAAATCAGATGAAGATTTAGACTTAATTACGTCGGAAGAAGTTGATGAGTAGAAAGCAGGTGACTACTATCACAGACTTACATAGATTAGAAAACGAGGATATGATGGCATGGCAAATTCGTTGTTGCCTTGCCAAAAGACGAAAAGAGACAGACATGGACTGGATTGAAATTCGTGATATACTTGGATTGGATATTACACCAGATCAGCTTCGTAAACAAGCAGTTGGTTATGAAGAATATGATAACCATATTCATGGTTTTAATTCTGTTGCCACTTCTATCTTATCAATATCTGATTTACACTATCCGTTTGCAAAACCATTAGAAACATTCGCAGATTATATTGGTAGAATTGATATTCTCCAGTTAAATGGAGACATTCTGGATTGTATGCAATTATCTCGTTTTAATAAAACATATCGCACATCTCCTATTGAAGAAATTATTAATGGTAGACAATATATTATTGATTTAATTGAAATGATTAAACCAAAGAAAGTAATAGTAAATCATGGTAATCATGAACTTCGTATGGGACAATATCTTGCTAAAAATTTAGATAATGAATTGCAAGAATTGATGCCTGAAACAGCGTTTGATTATATTTTTTTAGACGGATTTACCCACTATGATAGAAAGACAAAAGCAAAAGTAAAATATGCTCCATTATGTGAAGTGTTTGATGATATTGAAATCGAATACACTGGGACTTGGTATTCTCAGTATAAAGACATTTTATTTTGTCATCCTAAGACTTTTGCAAGCAGCCCCTTAAAAACTGCTGAAAAGGCTTTATATTGGTTCAGAAATGAGGGTTTTGATTTTAAAGCACTTGTTATGAGCCATACACATAGAGTTGGTTCGTATAAAATTGGTAACAGCATGATTTATGAACAAGGTTGTTGCTGTGAAACCAATAAAATGCGTTACAATGATGGACAACTTGTAAATTCACAAAAAGAGGGATTTATGTATATTGGACTTGATAAAAACGGGCATGTAATTGAAGATAAAACCAAAATTATAACATTAAATTGATGAGGTTAAATCTATGGACGTAGAATTATATTGTTGCTACTCTCTTCCGCTTCGTAATTTTCTTTACGAAAATGGTCTGAGATATAAGTTGGCGGCATTAAATCCAAACTCAAAGAAATTGTTTTGGGTTTATATAAAAGATAAAAAATTAAATAACTTATTAGATAGGTGGTCTGCAAATAAGTAGATCACCTTTTCTAATGGAGAAATATATTATGTAGAAATATTGGAGGTTTATTATGTCAAAAGAAAAAACATGGTATGTTTATATGCATACAAATAAAATTAACAACAAGAAATATATAGGAATCACAGGACAAGATAGATACTGGGATAGATGGCGTTCTGATGGTAGTGGTTATAAAACTCAAGTCTTTGGAAGAGCTATTGAAAAATATGGATGGAATAATTTTAATCACGAAATATTAAGAGAAGTAAAAACTGAATCTGAGGCTTGTGAATTAGAACAATATTATATACAAAAATATAATTCAAATAATAAAGATTTTGGTTATAATATTTCTATTGGTGGAGAAGGTACTCTCACAGGACTGTATAATTTACCATCAATATCAGTACCAGTCTATCAATATGATTTAAACGGAAACTTTTTAGCCGAATTCCCATCTATGATGGAAGCTGAACGCAATACTGGAATTAATAATTCTGCAATATGTGCTTGTTGTAAAGGTGTGCATAGTTACACGAAAGACTTTATTTGGTCATATGAAAAACATAAAAAGTTAACAAAGTTGCCCCAAAACAAATCAGATATGAGTTAATTACTAAAAAACAAGAGAAAAAAGTATATCAGTATGATTTGTCTGGTGTATTTCTACAAGAATTTAAATCATTATCAGAGGCAAGTAGGGTAACTAAAGTTGATTTTAGAAGTATCTCAAAATGTTGTTTAAATGAAAAAATAAAACAAACTGGTGGATATATTTGGTCTTATGATTATTATGAATGTGTTGAACCATATAAATTAAAAACACGTAATAATAACATTTATAAATATAGCATTGATGGCAATTTAATTAATATATACAAAAATATTAACGAAGCAGTTTCAAACAACCATATTTCAAAACAAACATTGTATAAAGCGTGTAGTGAAGCACGTAAAAATAATTACAATATTTGTTGTGGTTACATATGGAGCTATTCTTATATTGACTCTATATGTTTTGAGAAAATAAGAAAACAAATCGAATTAATTTCAACGAAAAATAAAGTACAGAAAATCAAAATACCTAAAGAACGCAAAAAGATAATTTCAAAATACTCAAATCGTAAAATATACCAATATTCAAAACAAGGAAAATTTATCAGAGAATATAAAAATGTTGATGAGGCACTAGATGTTATTAAATTAAAAAATGAAGCTAAACACAGTATTATTGCTTGTTGTAGAGGAAATAGTAAAACATCTTATGGATATCAATGGAGTTTTGTATATGTTGATAAAATAGAAGAAATTGCGAAATTACAAACAGAAAAAGAAATATTAAAACTCAATAGGAATGGTATTTTAATTAAAGAATATCCTGATATATATTCTATTTATACTGAGTATCAACATATGAAATTTGATAGATTAGCGAAAGATATTTTAGATTGTGCTCATGGTAGGTTAAAAACTTTTGATGATTATATATGGGTGTTTAAAGATGAGTATTCAAATTTAAACATTAATGATAGAAAAAAGGCTTATAAAGTAGTTCCTGTTGAACAATACGATAAAAGCAATAATTACATACAAACTTTTGATAGTATCGCTAAGGCCCAAGATCAATTAGGAATTAAAACATCTCATATTTCAGATTGTTGTGCTGGTAAAAGAAAAACAGATCATGGTTACATATGGAAATATGCTTCATAATCAACTAAATACTAATTTCAATGGTTGAAAGTGGTTTAAACATAGAACCCAGAAATTAAATAGTGGTACAGAGTGACGAAATCTGTACCACACACAATTTGTTTTTCCAAGACCATTATGGCACTAAGCATCATAGTGTTGGTATGTAGCTTAGAGATGAGGAGTCACCTCACCAATCTTAATATGGTATAGCACTTTAGCAGTTGTGCTTCTGCTTATTACATGTCCATAGCTGCTAGATTAATTGGGACTGGACGAATTCAAAACTGCTTTCAAGGGCAATTCCTCCTTCACCTAAATTTGGACAAAATAATTATAACAATTTATATACCATATTTCAAACAAAATCGTCACGAGTGGGCGATTATTATATTTGGCTGACAAAGCCACAAACACATGTGTTGGAGAGTATAGTACTACTCTCCTATCTTGATATCACGAAAAATGTATAGAATTCGGGACAAATATTAAAAATCGAAAGGAAGTATAAATCTATGAATAAAGTTGAATTAATCGGAGCCGTTGCTTCTAAAAGTGAAATTTCTAAGAAAGATGTTGAGAAGGTAATCAATACATTTACTAATGTTGTTGCTGATACGCTTGTAGATGGTGATAAGGTACAGTTAGTTGGTTTTGGAACCTTTGAAGTTACAGAACGTGCAGCTAGAACTGGCAGGAACCCACATACAGGTGAAACCATTGAGATTGCAGCTTCTAAATCTCCAAAGTTTAAGGCAGGCAAAGCGTTGAAGGATGCTGTAAAGGCTTAATGCGAGGTGTATGGTATTGTATGACGGAATTGTAAAATCTGTAGATTTGACAGATGATGAATTAACCATCCTTAAAGAACTACTCTTCTATCGCTTAGATCAGTGTGTTTCTATTGGCGAGGAAATTACTGTTAAAGAATTGTTGGGGAAGTTGGGAAATTGAATTGAATAACACTTGAAGACTTGCGTTCAAAAATTGAGCGTGAGTCTTTTTTGTTTAGAGAAGTATGTAGTGTCAACAATTTATGGACAGTTAGACAGGTAAAGAGAATTACAAGGATATTCCTTATCTCTACACATAATCAATAACTGAAAATAAACAATATGGAGGATTCTTTCATGAAAAATATGAAAAATCAAAATGATAAAGAATTAATTTATACAGAAAGCAAAACATTGAGAAGTGAAAGAAAAGTTAAAACTAATGATGCTTTACGAGATAGTTTCTCTGAGTCAGAACTAAGAAAAGTTGAGGAAGTTGAAACTATTGTCACAGGATTGATTAGTATGGATTTTACATATAAACAGATTGAACAAATGCTAAAAGACAGATTTATTAAAAACTTGAATAAGAGGAAGTGACTCACCCATAGTTACTTCCTTTTTTGCATGGAAGGAAGTGAGAATATGGACGGAAAGAACGCTAAACGTAGTGATGATATAACAGATGAAATGTGGTCTGAAGTTTTTGAATTTAATCGGAACATGGTACAAGAATATTTAGATAATCAGACTGATTTATCAATAAAAACTAAAATAGCATACAAATCAGGATTACGAATTTTCTTCTACTGGGTTAAGCAAAATCTTAATAACAAAAGTTTTCTTGATATAAAAAAGAAAGAATATGTAAGATATTTAAATTGGATTACAAACAGAGGGTTGTCTGATTCTGCAATAAAATTTAAAAAATCAAGTGTTAGCTCATTTTGCAATTATGTAATGATGATGTATGAAGACGAATATCCCACATTTCGTAATTTTACGGTTGGATTAAAGGTTGTTAAGACAGGTTATGTTCATGAAAAAGTTCCTCTTACACCAGATGAATATGTAATGCTTTGCGAAGAATTAGAAAAACGAGAGGAATGGCAAAAATTAGCTTACTTAGTATTCTCTTATTCTACTGGTTGCAGACGTGCAGAAGCAAGACAGCTTCTTAAAGAAGTTGTTGATTATGAACCTAAAGAAAAGAAAATCAAAATAATTGATGAAGACGGAAATGAACAAGAAGCCGTATCTAAATCATTTCAGACCCATACGATCCGATGTAAAGGTGCTTCCATTGTAGGCAAACAAAGAAAACTTAAATTTGGTGAAGATGCTATGTGCTGGCTAAAAAAGTGGTTAGAAGTTCGTGGCGATGATGATTGTCCTTTTATGTTTGTAATTAAACAGAAAAATGGAACTGCTCGCCAAGTTGGAGAAGATACTTTTAACGGTTGGTGTCAGGGGCTATTTACAAAAATTGTAGGACGCAGAGTACATCCTCACTTATTCCGCGAAAGCAGAGCAACAAATATTGTTGTGTATGAACATAAGTCTGCAGAGGTTGCACAGAAATTATTGGGACATAATGATGTCTCTACAACTAAAAATCATTACATAATCAAAAAAGATGAAGATGATGAGTCCGATGAAGCATTCATCTAACCAATAAATCTCCAATTTCAACAGGAAAAGATCATTATATCGAATATCACGCCGTCTTCTCCATACTAGATGTCGAATTAAATGCGATAAATCTTGTTGACAACTATGTCGAATTAGATTAGAATAATGAGTAGAAAGATAATCTAAAACAAGCAGAAATCCGTTAGACGGTTATAAGCCAAAGACGTTGGTGGCTATAGAAAACTAAATACTATAACACATTAATGACCGGACTTTAGCGAGTGGCGGTCATTTTTGTGTCTTTTATCAAGAAATCTGACTATGTATGCAGATACTACTCCACTTACAATGCCAATAACTAACGGTATTACTATTAGTTCACAAATCATCACGTATACACCTCCTTTCGTAGCGAGGTATCTATATAAACTGAATATCACTATTCAGACGTGACTTATAACCGCCTTTTACCATCCCATTCTAGCCTAAATGAAATGTTGGATTCTGCTTGCACTTATTATTCTACAAAATATCCCATATATTGTCAATTTATTTTAATATAATTATAATAATGCAAATGTAGATACACCTAAGTATAAGCACTACAGATTGGTTTGTAATTTGTCGGTGTAATCTTGGAGAAGGTTTATCCAATATTTAAAGTCGTCATTAATTAAGGAATGACTACTGTGCAGTCAAATAGGTAATGACTGGTATCCGATCTGACATTCTGGAAAGACAGAATATTCAGGAGAGTTTTCAGTACTCTCCTATTTTCATGGATGAGAGGTAACTATTGGTTCTGTTACGGCGGTCTGTAAAACCGTTCCCATGAGGTAAAGATTGTTAGTTCGATTCTAACCTCATCCACTATATAAAGTTGAAATAATAAAAGAAAGTTGGTGAACGAATGGTAAATTATGATATTAATAGACCTTTAAGATTGGGTGAAGTAAGAACAATCCGTAGTGATGGTGGACGAAAATTAGAGCAAGCAGAACTATTATTCTCTTCTGCCACTATTGCTCAATTTAATGTAAATAGAACAACAAACAAGATTGACTTATTAATGGATAATACAGATTTCAAATATCAAGATCTGAATTGCGCTTTATCTAAAAGGGTTATTCGAGATATTTATATTATTTTCAGAGATTTATACAACGAGTTAGAAGAGGAAGAAAGCGAGGACAAGGAATAATGAAAATTTTACCTATTAGAAGTATTGAAAATGACACATATACATCGGTCATTAAACCATCTGAGTGGGGAACTGCATCTGTGACCGCTGAAAGTGAACTGGCTATGCTGGAGGATACTCCGCAGTTACTAAGATATGCAGACATTGAATTTAAAGATAAATTTATTGTGTCAGATGGACTTCCTGTTGTTTCCACTGAAGC